TTGCAGAAGAGGCCTCGAAGCACTTAATTAAAGTGTTCTAATGTACTACCCTTCCGCTATCTGAAAAATATTTCAAAATAACAGATAAAGGCTAGGTACTTCGAGACCGTCTGACTCTTAAATGTGTGACCTGGTAACCCTGAGACGAACTCAGGGAAAAACCCAGATCAACACAAGTGTGTCAATTCGTCTCACGTATTGCTACATACGCACCATCCGGCCACCGGATGGATTTCTTTTCATAGCCATAAGTACATATGAAAAGTATCAAAAAGTTTTGTTTAATAGCTAAACTTTAAAAAGCTATATTGAGAATTCTAAGAACTCTCATTAACCGAGTAATTGTACAGGATAGGTGCTCCTGTAAAGAAGAATAAAGAAAAATCTTCCCCAACAGCATCCCACTGCTGAAATGCTGTGCCAAAACCCTTCGGATTTGCCACTTCACTTCTTGTAGAAGCTGCTGTAACTACACGATGAGAATTTGAAGGTAGGGATTGTGCCCTAACATTTCGTGCTGGTAGAAATCGCACATCTCGGTAAAAAGGCAATTCCACTTCAATAGTATTATTTATACCATAATTAGTAATTGAAGATCCATTCCCACTTTCTCTAGAAGTTCGCGTTGAAAGCCATTTCTGTTGTTTACGATTATCAGTAAGAGTGAAATCGAGTAGTTGATCAGTCTGTGATCCATTTCCTGCACCCGCAAAACTCGCACGCGTCACAGAAGGATTCTGAGGTCCTGGCGATGAAAATATGTACTTTTTACGTCGCGCTCCACGAACTCCCGCAAAACAAGGAGTCCACCATGACGTAAAATCTGTATTACCAACATTAAGTGGTGTTGCATTATCTACATCACTACGATCTATTCCTTCCGGATCCCAACCTGAATGATATGGTGCATCCTTATTTAAAAGGGTAGAAACCTTCACAAAACCTTCAGGGGGCTCTGAAGTAACCCAAGATCTTGTTTGCACATAACGTTTCATAAGTTCTCGCAAAGTTGTTGGTGGATCTCCAAAAAAGACAGAATAGGTATGATCTGCTTCTTCACCTTCTGATGCAATTTCATGCATAGTATTTGATCCTGTTGGTCTATCAGTCATCTGATTAGTTGGATTCTCCGTTCCATCAACCATACCACTTTGCGACTTCAAAAGTTGAGGAGCAGGCACCTGTTTAGGAAACAAATGGAAATTATTCATATTAGCATTAGTGGGCCCACCAAATTTAGCATCCTCACACATAGATACAAACACATTAACTTGAATGGGTGCATCTTCAGCTGGGCAAACAAGGTCATTTAGAACATCAATTTCTAAAATACCATTGAAAAAAGTAGATGTATTAGTGAAGCGAGAAGAATCACTAAAATTCTCTGGCCCTGACAAGTTACCACTCGCTAAAAATGGCGCTGCTTGAGCCCAACCTACTACAATTTCAAAATCGTCTTCCTCAGCAATATCAATAACTCTACTATAATTAGTATTATACTCCACAGCTGAACTATTATAATTTGGGTCATAACGAACTAAAAGCCTACCCTTATGAAAATCAGATTTTACAATTTGAAAACGAAATCGCAAAGATCCAGACCAATATTCGAAGTTGGAAGCAAGCATCGACATTGGCGTTGGATGGATTTCAGTATTCAAAACTGCATACAACATCGGGGTAATGCGTGTATTCCACAAAAGTGTATCAGGTCCTTCATCAGGATTCCAAGCAAAACTTGTAAGATATGATTCACGCTGAGCGATATCTAAAATACCCATCTGATCAACACCATCAAGACCAGTAGTCCTACTATCAAGAGTAAGTTCCGATTTAGAATCCAAGGTGAGTTTATGAACTGCATCAGCAGCATCAGAATTCGCCATGTTACCAGTGGGATTCGGTTTAAAAAGCTGAATGTCTGATACCACAGACGGACGTGAGTAGCCAAAGATTTTGGCCACTTCCCCCACTCGACCTGCCACCATTTGAGTGGCAAGTGCATACGGTCTAATAAGGGGCAAATCGGAAAGAAGTCCGGCCGCCTTTGCAATAACCGCTGCAGGTTTTGATATAATTCCAGACCCATATTCATCATTCGTTGTAATAGAATTTGATTGATTTTTAGAACTAAGTTTAGTCTTACTGTTTTTCTTACCGGATTGAGATTCAAGTGTAACAATCGGGTTGAGACTTGTTGGCATAGTGAGGACAACGTCCTCAGCCCACAAGTAGATGGTAACAGTGACCGGGTCATTTCCACCGTTCGCATGCAAAAGATTGCCGAACGATTTAATGGTGAGTTCGCCCATATTTTCATAATCCTTATCGGATAAAGACAAATAATTTTTCTCCCAAAAGAAGGGCATACAGATTTCACCACCTGTGTTTTTGGTTGGATTAAGAAAAAAGTGAGGCTTCTGAGAAGCTTGCACCAAATCTTGATCCAGATAATTACGCTCAACTGTTACCTGATCGAAACCAGAAAGAGGATTGTAACTAGTTAGTGCACGTCCATAATGAAATTTAGTGCCACTGATAACCATTTTACAATGCATTTTACATCGCACAAGTTCATAATTTGCAATTTTATTCCGAATGAAAGGATTTTCCATAAATTCCTTCCACGGATTAAATTTGTAATACAAAGGCTGATTAATAAGCCATGTTTGTACAGATTGACGAATAGGACGTTGCAAAAAACTCCCTAAATCGGAGTTTGAAGTCTCGACCTTATCCATCGTTGCATCATAATTACCATGAATTTCAGTTTTCCAACCTGCATCCTGGTCGGCAAAAGCAGTAATCTGCTGTTCCACCGCAGGTGCGGACTCACTCATCGTCAATCCCGGTTCGCTATTAGTAGTGGGTGCACTACTCTGCGAAATCAGGACGTCATCATTAAGGCTATGAATAAGTCGATTAAGCTCACGGTTTTCAGCCTTGAGCTTATCACAATGGCTGTATTTACGAGCCAAAGAACACCTAAGTGTTTTATTTTCCTTTCGCAGGATCTCTATTCTTTCATAGAGTCCTGACATATTATAGGAAGGAATGCGCCTTAGAGGCACATCCCAATCGAAGTCTTTTCCGTTTAGTACGGCGGGTTCCTTCTCCCCAACTGTAGTCATTGTTTCAAATTTACTAAGGTCCATTTAAAATATCCCCATTCGCGCTGGCCTCACAGCACGACGGTTGATTCCTGTTTGAGGTTGACTAAACCATCCCGTAAAAACGGGTACCACACGGGGGTGGTGTCTACATTACAGTTTTCCTAGTACGAACTTAAGCACAGAATTCTTATGTTCGATCTGGTAACTACCTGTAACGGGATACTTTCACTTAATGTGCGTGTACCTACGCACAGTTATCACTAATTAATGCCCTGATAACGGGGCATGTTAATGCGCTTAAGCGCAATCAAATTTTTCACGATACCATTCAAGACGCTCATCATAACTAGGAAGGTCACTTACGTAACCCATAATCCCAGACTCATTAGCAACTTGCATAAGTTGGTCCCGCTTTTCCTCATAAACTTCACGTCCAAACTCAAAATATTTGAGTGAGACATTAGAAATAGCTTCAGCAGATGATTGCTCCATAGAGAGCACACCACTTTGCATATGAGCATGCAACATCTTAGCGATGGAGCCTTCTTCACATGGACAGCGATAGAGTTTTAACTCATCATCCCATACAGCAAAATGCTTGAGGAAACTCGCAGTGGAAAGATCAATATACGGAACTGATTCCGCATCTTTGTCTGCCATGGTATATTTAATACCCATTGAGGCAAACACTTCAGCAATACGAGTATGGTTAATTCCAGGATATCCCTTCTTAACCGACATAATATTATCATCACCATAAGTCATAAGCGACACTACTTCTCTAAAAGCAGGAGTGCGCCACCAACTTTCTTCCTTGGCAATTGTGTAATATGCATAACGCATATACAATGAATTAACCAATGAATTGATGATTACAGTCAAAGGATGACCGGAAGGATTGGACCCAAAAAACTGAACAAGGGTTCCAAAATAATCGTACGTAGGATAAGTGATCTCAGTAGCAAGACCGCGCATAATAACAAGATCGCGATCAGAGTAATTTCCACTCTTTTCAGCTACTTGGATGAGAATCTTAAAGGCAGCAAGCATAAAGCGAGCTGACATACGGGCATCAAACTTGGCATAATCGCCAGCGATACCACGCTCCCAACCGTACTTGCCAATGTGTTTGAAAATATCAGTCCACTCAGGGGACTGTTGAACAACACCGACAGCACACTCAAACAACTTTTGATTACGTTGCACGAGTGCTGCCAAAGACAAATAATACTTGCGTACCAACAAAATAGTGGCAAAATTGCAAGCTGCGAAGACTCGCACCTTATCTTTAGTCATTTTCGTTGGTTCATCTTTCAATGAACCCTTGAAGACCGTATTAATACGTTTGCCAGAGGCAAGAATATCTTCAAGTCGTTTTACTTCCTCCCATAATTCAGGAGGAGCATCACGAACGCATGAAATTCCCTCAACCATACGATCGGACTCTTCAACAATATTAGTCTTAGGTCCAGTATGAGGAAATCCACGAGAAGAAGCGAAATTAATGGCATTAACGCCAAGAACTCCATCTAAACCAGACATGTTAGCATCATCAGAAATAATGCGAACTTGATTTAGTTCCTTCTTATTCAAGCCATCAATAATGGTAGTGGCATAATCAACATAAGCTCTATCGAGCCTATCCTGATCAATTTCAAAAACAGTATCAACTTTTCCAGCAATATCCACTTCTTTATGGCGGATATTTGACATACTTTGCGGTTTATCATGCTGCTTCTCAATATTCATAATTTTGGTTACAGAATCTGAAATAACAGATTTAACAACCTTACTAGAAGGTGATGAGGAGGGCTTGTTGTGCGCACCAATAACTTTGATCTTACTTCCAAGTGGAAGAGATCTGGTGACGCACTTCTCATTAGGAGCCTTCAATGGTCCAACATCAACATCTTGAATCTTAGTTTCAAAAGGTGTCGAAGAATGAGAAACAAGAACAGAAGGACGTAACATCAACTTCTCTTTAGCTGCCTGATAATCAGACAAAAGAAGTGTGCCAGAACCGCCCTTACGGTTCTTTCCAGCAAGGTGAAAACCAACGATATGTTGTTTTTTACCAAGGCCTACGAGTGTGCCCATGCACAACCCGTTGAATGTATTAACAGGGAACGAATAATTCGTACCTAAAAAGAAACCTCCACGAGTCGTTACAACACGACCATACGTGGCAAGAAATTTCTCACTAATTTTAACAATGTTTCCATCATTAAATACCATTTTACATTCGATATTCTTATCTCCCTTAACAATTTTAAGGGGTAAGTAACCAGTAATGTCTTTTTGGTCTCCCATTTCTGGAAGAAACCAAATGCTTAAATCACCCTTACAACTAACAATAGATGCAGGATCAAGCATAACACTACAATGGTTTCCAGCTGGACGCCGGATAGTCGCCTTCATGGGTGAAGACGGAATAATATGTGTGGGTAAAACCCACAAATTACTCTCAAGAGGAACGATGTTACAAAATTCACCATCTTCTTTTTCAATCACACACTGACGCTTTTTCAAAACATCAATCATGCGATCAACAGAAGTGGTAGCAGCTTTCTCGCCGCGTTCAATCGAAAATTTATTCCGACTTTCACGAATAATGCGTCCAACATCACCCCACCAAGGGGTTTCACCCTCTTGATGAGTTTTTTCGTTCTTCTCAAATCCTTGATTGGTACCAGTATCTTCACCACTCTGATCAATTTTCAAAGTGTTAAAATACAAAGTGGCTGCTGTACGCAAAATACGCCAAAGCCACAAACCACCAAAGGTATAAAGAAATTTCTTCTTGGTATCCCAAGATAATTCTCCAAACCAAACTGAAGGACGAGGACATGTAGTCCATCGTGTGATCATCTCAGCACGCATCTGCATAACTTTCCAATAAAGAAAAGAAAAATAGACACAGAATGCAAAGATTAACACAAATGCTCCATACTTGGCTCCATTTAATTCATAAAATAGAACCATTAATATAACAATCACAAGGTTAACAGCATATTGCTGTACAGCCTCATTAATAGCTTCACGGTAATTAAAACCAATGAAAAGCATACCAGGACGGCTCATGAAACATTCATACAACCAGATATCAATCTGACTACAAATCCTTTCTTCAAGAGCAAGGTACCAATCACGAACTAAAGCAACTCCAGGTAATCCAACCTGGCTGTCTAACTCATCACATGAGCATAGTTCAGACGGAGCACCACAACTGGTACAAATGGGTAATTCAGCATTAGCTAACTGTCCGGCAACAAAAGAACGCTGTTGCTCAAAATGAGCAGTAGCTTCTTCACGCAAAAGTTCAAGCAATTGCTTGATATCAACCCAAGTGTTTTCCCCAAAAGGGTACTTACGCTCAAATGATTGCGTAACCTTGTCCATTCCTTTGGACGAAGACGTATTCGGACGCACAACAATCGTATAGGGTCGGAAAAGCGCATAATCAGGAAAAGTATGATGTGCCATATGGGCAATCTTACTTCCGTCTAAACGCTTAGTTCCTTCCTTACAAAATTCAGGACGAACCTTCTGTTCAATGTGCATATTGAAACGACGATAAATCGCTTCAGGTTCTACAACCCAAGTTGCGGCATTTAAATCAGCAATATTGGTAGTAGCAGTAACAACACGAGGATCAAGCATAATCTGACCTTTCTTCTCAGCCTCTGCTACAGTAGCAGGCATAGGCTGATTGTTGCACAACATGATAATCTTCTCGAGAGGATTCTCTGAAGCTTTATCAGGTGTTGTCTGACAAATATCGTCAATACGAATAATGGTGTGGTGAGTAGCAATCCCAGACATAAATTTGTCCTGCTCATTCAAAGAAAAACAATTTTCGGGAGTATTATCATAACCACCAACACCGGCAACGTAACGACCGATACCACTAGCAATACATGTTTTACCAACACTGGATCCACCAGTGAACAAAACAGCGAAAGGTGCCTCACGAAGAGTACCTTTCTTTTGTTTGCAACGTCCGACAGCGACCTTGCGCAGAGCAAGTAAACGTGAACTATAATAAGTTCGTTCACCATCTTTGCAAGTTTTCAACTGTTCAATACTATAATTAATACAGTTGTCTAATTCGCGATCAAAAGAAGCAAAATCTAATGTGCCGGTACGACCGACATCAATTAGGGGCCATTCCGAAACAATGCGAGTATATAAATCTTCAAACTCACTTTTCGGAGTATCGTTCCAAAATACAGTAACATCTCCAGTTTCAACAAACTGAAGAAAAGAAGCCATAAATTTTTGGCCTAAAGACCAAATCTCTTTGAAAACTTCTACTAAAGTAACGGTACGATGCAAAGGTTGTGTTTTAAAAACACAAACTCCCCAAAGGGAGAGTTCGATTCGTTTTAGCCAACCAATGGCAACAAATAAACTCAAAATAAAATTGAACTTTTGTATAAGTTCTGAGTTAACGATACGAGGAAGATTTTCCTCACAGATACTCTTGACGTTTGTCAAGGCATCCCACGGAATGGAAGGAATTTGAAATTCTTCCATAACCGAACGAAAATAAAGCCAAATACGGCCAACATAATCAACAGCTTCATCGCTCATATCATAGGCAAGATTCATAAAATCTTTCTTACCAACTTGAGATTCGAGCTTTGGCTGCTTCTTATTGATAGAGCAACGTTTGGTTTCATCTTTTGCACGCTGCATAAGCTGTGCTGACATAGCACGCTTTTTAGCAGCATTACGCTTATTCTTCTGCTTTTTAGCATAATGGTCACGACGTTCACCTTTTCCAGATTGAATATCTAGAAGAAAGTGACAAATAATGTCTAACCAAAATAAAAGCAGGTTCAAAATAACAGGCATATTATACATTATTGCCATACTTTTAATATTAGCAAAATTGAATATAGCACTTGTTAAACTAAAGAATACTATTATCCACTGAGGAAAAGATTTCCTAGTGGTATTCACTCTAAAATGAGTGAAAGGCAAAATAAAGGAGTGAATCAAAGAGATCCACATAATAACCTCATATAGAGGTAATTCCCAATAAAGGGAATTGACAACAAAGTTGTCAAGAGCTAGCGCCTCGGCACTTGCAGTAAATAAGACCATGAGAACTGCCATAATCATGGAATACATAAACATTTGTAAGCCTTGCCTATCGAAATAGGACTTTAAAAAAACTTAAAATTCTTGTTATGGTCAAGCGTAACCTTTAAACAACTAGCCAGTAAACTGAAACTAATTGAGAGCTGTCTTTACAGCTTTAAATTTATCGACATATAAACGCTTCGAATAATTAATAAAGAGCGTGTTCAAGAGTTTTTGAGAAAAACTCAGCTAAAAACAGGTTTGATAATTTGTTTACGGTAATTAACCGCATAATAATGTAACTATAAAAAACTAAACTAAACTTCCAAGAGCAAAGTCTAAGCTTATTACTATGATAACTTTTAGGCAATGTGTGAAGTTTGGAATAACAAACAAACAAAAATAAAATCAACGAGTACGGTTCATAAAGAAACGTACAAGGTGTTCGTCTCTACTATAAAGGTACAGAGGGGTTCAATGAAACCCTAAGTATCTCGATAGATATTTGAGTGTCACGAACGCAAATGAAATTATAAAAAATTCGCGTGAATGCGTGAAATCGCCGGTCAGGGGCCTAATCCTGACAACGAAATTCACAATATAGAGAGTCCATGGAGTAATAAATGCTCCATGGATCTCTC